AAAACATTAGTTATACATTCCAAATGGGATTTCATCTTTTGATTTATTAATTAAATTATCAATAATACTTTTTGTTAATGTTAAAGGAAAGCTAATTTTTTCTTTTAATTTAAAACCTTCACTATTTTCAAATAAATTTATATCAGGTTTCATTAATCTATATAAATTTAATTTAGTATAAATAATTTCAAGACATCTTTTAAGATTACGTACACCACTTTCTTTTTCTGTAAAATCATTAATAATATATTCTAAAATAGCATCATCAAAAATTATTTCATTTTCTTCAAATTTAGCTTGTTCTCTAATTTTAGGTAATAAATAATTTTTTGCTATAATCAATTTATCTTTTGTTTTATATCCCTTTGTTTCAATCTTATACATACGATCTTTTAAAATTGGATTAACTTTAGATTCATCATTATAACTAAAGATATATAGTGCTTTTGACATATCTAAACTAATTTCTGACATATATTTATCACTAAAATTAGAATTTTGTGTAGTATCTGTTAAATGTGTAAGAACACCTGTTATTTCATTACCTCTTGCATTATCACTAATTTTATCTAATTCATCAAATAATATAACTGGATTCATTGATCCTGCTTGAATTAATATATCTATAATTTTACCATATTTACTTCCTTCATAAGTATAATCATGACCATCTAAAAATCCACTATCACCACAGCCACCTAATGCAATAAGCGAAAATGGTCTATTTAAAATTTTACTAATACCTTCTTTAATAAGAGTAGTTTTACCTGTTCCAGGGGGTCCTTTTATTGCAATAGCACTACCTATTGCATTTGGATTAACTAACCATAGACCAATCATTTGCATTATTTGTATTTTAGCATCTTCAAGACCATATGTAACAGAATCTAAAGTATTTTTTGCTTTTTCCATAAAATCATGACATTTTTCTATTCCATCTGCAAAACTAATTGGTAGATTATTATATTTATTAAATGGAATTTTCATAAATGCATCAACCCATGATTTAATTTTATAATATTCACTATTACCAAAGCCTCCTCCCATATTTCTTAAAATATTAATTTTACGTAATGCACATGCCTTATATGTATCTGGTATATCAATATTCATAAGATGTATTAAATAAGGAGTTTCAATTGTTGATAAAGATTTTAATGATTGTAATTTATTTATATATTCTTCTTGTTGACTAATAGATAATTCTTTTTTAAAATAATCTGATTCTTTATCATCATCATCTAAAATTTTAGAAAATTTTCTATAATTTTTATTTGAAATTGATGGTTTTGGTGGTATATTTATTTTTTCACTTTCATCAATAATTTCATTTTCTAATTTATTATTTTTTTCTTTTTTATTACTATTATTTTCATCTCCATCTCCATCTTCATCTTCATCTTCATCTTGATCTTTATCTTCATCTTCATCTTCATCATAACTATTTTGATATTTTTTTTTTAATATTTTAATTAAAACCTTTGCAGCTTGAGTTTTTAATTCTTCTTTTTCATGTTCATTTATATATTCATCCTCTTCATCCTCTTCATCTTCTTCATCATATTCATCTTCTTCATCATATTCATCATAATCATCTTCTTCTTCATCATATTCATTATTTTTATAATAATAATTATTATATTCTGCATCATAATCATTATTATTTTTATAATTGTAAAAATTATTTTTACTTTTATTAAAATCTATTATTAGATTAATATTTTTTTTATTTTTTGGAGTTAATAAACGTTGTCTCTTAATTTTATTAATTTTACTTCTACTATATTTTGAAGGGAAAATTTTATTTAAAAATTTATAATATTGAAGTTTATTAGTTGAAATATTGTCAACATTATTTGAACTAATATCTATAATAATATTTTCATCTTCAGAATTTTCAGAATCTTTAGAATTTTCAGAATCTTCTAAAAAATCAGGATCATTTAAATCATCCGAATTATCATCTTTATATTTTTTACGTTTAATACTTCCTGACGATAAACGAGTATTATAATAATGTTTGTTATATAACATTAATATAGTTAAATAATAAAAAAAATAAAAATAAACAATTTTTTTAGAATTAAAAATAAAATCATTTAACAAGTTATTATTTTTTTATTTTTTTTTTAATTAATTATAATTAAATTGATTTAAAATTATCTAAATATTATTTTATTAATATAAGAAGTATGTCTAAATTTGAAAAACATATATCTAAAATTATTGGTATACAATTTAGTGTTTTAAGTCCAGAAGAAATTGAGAAAGGTTCTGTTGCTGAAATAGTAAATAGAGATACTTATGTAAATAATAAACCTGTATTAGGAGGATTATTTGATCCACGAATGGGTATTTTAGATCCTGGTTTAATCTGTCCTACAGATGGATTAGATTATATTCAAACTCCAGGATATTTTGGTCATATTCGTTTATCTAGACCAGTATTTTATATACAATATTTATCAACAATAATTAAATTATTAAGATGTGTTTGTATAAAATGTAGTAAATTATTAATAGATAAAGAAAAATATTCTTATTTACTTAATTATAATAATGATGAGCGTTGGCAAAAAGTATTTAGTTTAGCGAGTAAAAAAAAGAGATGTGGCGAAGATATTAATTGTGGATGTGGATGTTTACAACCTAAAATAAAAAAAGAAGGTTTAGCAACATTATTTGCTGAATGGAACGATAAAGAAGAAGAAATTAAAAGTTTTGAATTTCAAAATTCAGATAAACTTATATTAAAACTATTACCCGAAACAGTAATAAAAATATTCAAAAAAATTTCAGATGAAGATGTTAATTTTTTAGGATTTAATCCAATATGGTCACGTCCTGAATGGCTAATTTGTCAAGTTATTGCAATTCCACCACCAGCAGTTCGTCCATCTGTAAAACATGATGTACAACAAAGAAGTGAAGATGATTTAACACATATTATAATAAATATAATTAAAGCAAATAAAACTTTACAAGAAAAGATAGAGCAAAATGCATCTCCTAATATTTTAGATGATTGGACAACAGTTTTACAATATTATGTTGCAACTTTAATTGATAATAAAATACCTGGAGTAGCTGCAGTAGCTCAACGTTCAGGAAGACCTTTAAAAGCAATTAAAGACAGATTAAATGGAAAGGGAGGACGTGTAAGAGGTAATTTAATGGGTAAACGTGTTGACTTTAGTGCACGTTCAGTAATTACTCCAGATCCAAATTTATCAATTAGTGAATTAGGTATTCCTTTAAAGATTGCAAAAAATCTAACAAAACCAATTGTAGTAAATTCTAAAAATAAGAATTATTTAATGAAATTAATTATTAATGGACCAGATGTATATCCTGGTGCTAAAATTTATGAAAAAAGAACAGGTGATTGTATTAGTTTAAGGTATATTGATAGGGAATCTATAAAATTAGAAAATGGTGATATAGTTCATCGACATATTTTAGATGGGGATTCTGTATTATTTAACAGACAACCAACATTACATAGAATGTCTATGATGAGTCATATTGCAAAAATTATGCATAAAGGTGATACATTTAGGATGAATGTAGGTGATACAAAACCATATAATGCAGATTTTGATGGTGATGAAATGAATTTACATATGCCTCAAGATGATGAATCGGAAATAGAATTAAAGAATTTAGCGGCTGTTAAATATCAAATAATCAGTCCTGCAAATAATAAATCTATAGTTGGTATATTTCAAGATTCTTTATTAAGTAGTTATTTATTTACACGAAAAAATATTAATTTTGATAGTAGACATGCTATGAATTTATTAATGCATTTAAATACTATTAACTTAGATAAAATAAATTTTAATAATATTAAAATTTCTAGTTTTGAAGTACTAACACAAATATTTCCAGATATTTCAATAAAATATAAAACAAAAAAATATAGCACCGATGAAGATGAAATTAATAGTAATAATATATTAGAAATTAATAAAGGTATTTATAAAAGAGGACAAATTGAAAAAGGAGTATTAGGTGATACTAGTCGCGGTTTAATTCAAAGAATATTTAATGATTTAAATGAAGAACATTCTAGAGATTTTATAGATAATTTACAAAATATTATAACTGAATATATGAAATTAAATGGCTATAGTGTTGGAATAAGTGATTTAATAGCTGATAATGATACTAATAATAAAATTTTAGATGTTATAACACAAAAAAAAATGGAAGTTAAATCATTAATAGATGAAACTCATTTAGGAATATTTGAAAATAAAACAGGTAAAACAAATGTAGAAGAATTTGAATCTCAAGTAAATAATATTTTAAATAAAGCATCATTTGAAGCTGGAAAAATAGGAAGAAAAAATTTAGATAGTAATAATCGTTTTGTAATAATGGTTAATGCTGGATCAAAAGGTAGCGATTTAAATATTTCTCAAATGATATCTTGTTTAGGACAACAAAATGTAGATGGAAAAAGAATTCCATATGGTTATGAAAACAGAACATTACCACATTTTAATAAATATGATGATTCTCCAGAGGCTAGAGGATTTGTAGAAAGTTCATTCATCAGTGGTTTAAAACCTTCTGAAGTATTCTTCCATGCAATGGGTGGACGTGTTGGATTAATTGATACTGCAGTTAAAACAAGTTCTACAGGTTACATTCAACGACGAATTATTAAAGCATTAGAAGATTTAATGGTAAATTATGATATGACTGTTAGAAATAATAAAGGAAAAATAGTCCAATTTACGTATGGGGATGATAATTTTGATCCTATTCATGTGGAATCTCAACAAATTCCATTTGTAAATATGAATCTTGAAGAAATTTATGGTCATTATCAGATGCCCAATGATTCATCTAAAGATTCAGTTTATAGTACACTTTATTCTAAAAAAGCATATACTAGATTTAGAAAAGAACAAGGAGAATTAAATAAAAAATGTAAAACTTACATTGATTATATTATTGAAATGCGTGATAATATAGTAAAAAATGTTTTTAAAAATATTTATAAATCATCTGTAAATGTTCCAGTATCATTTGTAAATATAATTAATAATATTGCTGGTAACCAAGAACAAAATGTTATAATTGATATAACACCTTTAGAAGTATTTAATTTAATTGAAGAAAATTTTGAAAAATTAAATTCAATACATTATGCAAAACCAAATGAACTATTTAAAACATTATATTATTATTATTTGAGTCCAAAAGAATTATTAATGCATAAAAAACTAACAAAAAAATCAATTGAATTATTATTAATAAAAATAAATAAAAGTTATAAAAAAGCAATTGTTAATCCTGGCGAAATGGTTGGAATGATTGCTGCACAAAGTGTAGGTGAACCAACTACACAACTTACACTTAATACCTTTCATTTTGCAGGTGTTGCATCTAAATCAAATGTAACTCGTGGTGTTCCAAGAATTGAAGAAATTTTGAGTTTAAGTGAAAATCCTAAAAATCCTTCATGTACTATTTATTTAAATGAATTAGAAAGATATAATCAAAATAAAGCAGCTGAATTTATTAATAAATTAGAACATACTAAGTTAAAAGATATTGTAGAAGTTTCTGAAATATATTTTGACCCAGATAATTTACAAACTCAGATTAGCGATGATGTTGATTTAATAAATGAATATAAAAATCTAGAAGATTTATTAGATGAATGTAAATCAACATATAGTGCAAAAGAAAAATCAAAATGGGTTATAAGATTTACAATGAATAAAATAGAAATGTTAGATAGAAATATAACTATGGAAGATGTACATTTTGCTTTAAATAATAGTTATGATAATATAAGTTGTATTTATAATGATTATAATGATAATAATTTAGTTTTTAGAATTAGAATAACAAATAATTTGCAAGCAAATAAAAAGAAAAATAAAAATGTATTAGAATCATTAGATCAATCTGATGAAATATACGTATTCAAAAATTTACAAGATGAATTACTTAATACATTAGTATTACGTGGAATAAAAAAAATAGACAAAGTAATTTTACGTAAAATTACTGATAATGTTAAAGAAGAAGATATGAAATATATAAAAAAAGAAGAATGGGTATTAGATACAGTTGGAAGTAATTTATTAGATATTTTAAGTTTAGATTTTGTAGATAAAAAAAGATGTACTACAAATAATATTATTGAAATTTTCAATACTTTAGGTATTGAAGCTGCAAGACAAGCTATTTTTGATGAATTTTCAGAAGTAATTGAATTTGATAGTACATATATTAATTATCATCATTTAAGTATTTTATGTGATAGAATGACATATTCTAATAAAATGGTGTCTATTTTTAGACATGGTATTAATAATGATGATATTGGACCAATTGCAAAAGCTTCTTTTGAAGAAACCCCTGAAATGTTTTTAAAAGCAGCTAGACATGGTGAATTAGATAATATGAAAGGAGTATCTTCTAATATTATGTGTGGACAAACAGGATATTATGGAACTAGTAGTTTTAAAATTTTAACAGATATAGAATATTTTAAATCTCTTGAAACTAATAGTAATGATACTGAATCTGATTATAAAAAATATAATTCAATTAATTTATTAAATGATTATATAAATAAAGAATTAAGTGAATACGAAGAAGATTTGTATTGTAGTTTTAATAATATATTAATAGATACAAATGTTGATAATTTAAAAATACAAGATTTAGGTTCATTAGATGATTATAATATTGATATATAAATAATAAATAATAAATAATAAATAATAAATAATAAATAATAATAATTAACAATAATTAATAATAAATAATAATAAATAATATTAATTATTGTTAATTAATATAATGTATAATATTCAATTATACAAAAATGATAATAATTTATTTAAGTTAATTTATATTAAAAATTTAAATAATATGAATAATTTAAATCATAATCAAAAAATAAGACATTTAAATAGAATAAAAGTATTAAATAGTTTTAAGTATTATGAAGAATTAGTAATTAATATAAATTTTTTATTAACTAATTTATTTATAAAAAGTAAAAAAACTTATAATATAATAATAAAATTTATAAAATTTTTAAAATTAAAAAAAAATATTATTTTTAATAATGAAGATCTATTATGTGATAATATTTTAAATAGTAATTATATTTTTAAGATAAATATTAGTAAATTTA